ATCCATTCTTTAGGTAGTGTATGTTCAGAGAACCACCTAAATTTATTTTTTTCTGCCCACTCTGCGTGACTTCTTTTACTTCCGTCTTTTCTTCTCTTAGCCTGTGGCATAGGAGAACTTGGACTAGAAAACAAAAAGACTAACTCTTGATTAGGCTTTAAAGATTTTCTAACCCATATGTATTTGTTGTACTCGTTATAATCCCAGAACCTGCCTTTAGCTTCTAGTAAGTATTCTACACCATCTATAACTTTTGTAAAGTCAGGTTCATACTTGTGTTCAATAACGTACTCAATCTTATCAGAGTGATGTGACCACTTAGTTAATACATGACTGTGTAGTTTGTACTCCCACCCTGAGTCGTACCCTTTAGGTACATCTTTTTCAACAGGTCTAATTTTTCTTGGCTTTCTATAACCCTTCTTCATAAAATTCCTTTTTTAATTTTTTATAAAACCACCTCTCAGAGAAGGACGAAAGCATTATTTTATTATTAGCATAGACATGTTTCTGGTCAGGCATATGCTCTTTAAAATTCTTTATGTTTACTTTAGACGCTTCTTTATCAGGCAGTAATGAATGAATCCATTCAACTGTTAATACTTTAGCTTGAGTTCTTAATTTCTTTGCTTGCTTTCCATTCATATAATCTCTCTTACATTAGGTAGTTTCTCAACATTAGTTAGATAAACATTTCCTTTTGCGTAAGCGAATGTTCTTAACCCTTGACCTTCATTAGAGTCTGAATAGCAAGTAAACTTATGGGGGCAGTAGTTGCATCCCATTGGTAATTTCATGTTACCAGAGACACCCTCTGCTATAACATTATAGCACCTAGTAGGAGGACTGTCAAGTGAAATAGCTTTCTTTACTTCTTTTATTTTATGAATGATGTTTGGCTTGTCTAAATCATCAGGTATAAAGGTTGTTAGCTCTCCTGTTTCTTTGTTCATGACTAAGAAGCCACCCTCAGAAGTTTGTTCAGCTTCTTCATAACCTGCTAACTGTGAGAGGTAGCCGAAGGCATCATTCTGTGCTAGTGTGCCCTCTTTAAACTTCTTAAAGGCGTAGCCTGATGCTGTCTTAACATCTATAACCTCTCCATCTATAACACAATCCATGTGTCCTTTAATACCCTCTACTGATATTTCTTTTTGTTCTGCTGACACAGCGTGCCCTGATAAACGAACAAAGAAAAGTAAAAGAACCTCAAGTAAATGACCATACAAAAACTTAATAAAAGTAGGAGGGTCTATTTTTTCTTGGTGTTCTTGACTTAGGTTTAAGTCATACCATAACCTACGTAGTGGTCTACCAATGTTAGACATTCTTAGACCGCTCTTAGGTCTAGGTTGAGGGGTTGCCCAACCTTTCAAAGCATCACTCATATCCTTACCAAACCTTTCAAAGTCTTCGTCTGATATTTTAAGAGCCTTATCTTCTGATAAGACTCCTATCGTTTTATAGATATCTTCTACAAGAGTATCTAACTTAGGCAACTTTTTTGTCTGCTTCTTTTTCATCTTTAATCTCTTTAAAGGCTTTGATAACATCAGAAGAAAATAACTTCTGTAAGTTCACAAGGAACATACGACTAGCGTTGTTATCCCCACCCGATACAGTTTTAAATGTATCTAGTTTATCTACTATCTTTCTAAGCGTATCTGTTTTAAACACAAGAGTACAAAATTCATCCTTGCCTATGCATAGGTTATGAAACCAGTAGTCTGATTCAGTAGCTCTGATACCTGACGGCTTGCCCCATGATTCATACTCAATACAAATGTTACCTGACTTCTGCCAGATGTCTCTCTCGGATTTAACTTCTATTTTTTTATTGGTAAGCATGTCTGCTATTTTATCCTCACGGATACTACCATATTGTAAATCTAAATCAAACTTCTTTCTATCTTTTTTAGTGGGTTTCATACCAACTGTCTCCTATATTAAATTCGCCCGTCAATGGACATCTTAAATCATATTCCTTAGATGCTTGTTCTATACATCTAACTGCTAATGCACCTACTCCGTTTGCTTGCGCTTCGGGAACTTCTATCTGCCATTCGTCATGAATGTTAGCAACTATTTTAGCAGGGATAGTTTGTAATACTAACATGTCTGATAAAATAGTCAAGGCTTTTTTCATAACTATTGCTCCTGCTCCTTGTAATAAAGTATTCAAGGAAGCGTGTCTGTGTCTAATAAATATCTTGCGTCCGTCTAATCCTTTTAAGTATCCTCTTGAAGACGCTCTATCAACCCTATCTTTAAGATGTTTAAATGCAGGGAGATTATTGACAAAAGATTCTCTAAGTCGTTTACCATCTGCTCTATTTCCTTGCACGATTTCTCCAAGTCTAGCATCTCCTGCCGAGTAAATGAGTGCATAGATGAATGTCTTTGCCTGATTTCTTGATTCAAGTCCTGCAGATTCTTGATTAGTGGTGTGTATGTCTCCATTGATAATTTCATTTATGTACTCCTCGTCAGCCATATAGTGTGCTAACAATCTTAATTCTAAACCACTAGCATCTATACCTACTAGTTTATTTCCTTTGTCTACTACCCAACAGGCTCGACACTCCTTACCATAAGGACTAGTCACGCTAGGTACTTGAGCCATGTTAGGACTTCTGTGTGCCATGCGTCCTGTAATAGCTCCTGTAGAAAACACAGAACCATGAACTCTCTCATCATCTTTTACAGCGTCTATCCACGAACCAATCTGTGCAATTCTTTTCTGGTATAATAGAAAGTCTGCTATAAGTTTTGCTTCTCTAATGTGAGTAATGTTTTTAAGCGTGCCTTCATCAACGATAGGTTGTCCTGTTGGTGTGAACTTCTTAGGCTTCCAACCAAAACTAATGAGGTACTCTCCTATTTGTTTACGTGAACCTAAGTTGAACTCTACTAATTCCTTTCTCATGAAAGGCTTCATATTCTTTGAAGATTTTATATCCTCATACTCATAGTCTGTTAGTCCTAACTTTTTTAATGTTCCATCTTTTTTTAATTTAGGTGTAACCTCTTTGATGTCAACCCATCTAGGCTTGAAGGTTCTATGTACTTCGTCTTGAACTTTCTTTAGCTTACAGTTTAATTCTGATAACAAATTAGTTGTGTGTTTAATATCTATTTTAAATCCATTATCTTTTTGTTGTGCAAGTATGTACGTAACATAGTGTTCTAAGTTTATACTTTCTTTTGAAAAGCCTGCTGACTCTTTCTTTAGGTAGTCAAACAAAACTTTATTAAGAAGCACATCTTTAATACAATACTCTAAAGTATCTTTAGTGTAGACGCTGAAGTCTTCAGGAGGCGTTCCTTTAGGTACACCCAATTTAGCACCCCAAACTTTTAATGCGTGCCCCTTTTCTCTAACAGGGTTGAACAAACGAGACAATACTAAAGTGTCTATAACTTTTTTCTTATCCCACAAATCTATATCATGCAATCTTTTTATAACAGGTATGTCAAACCCTATAATATTATGACCAATAAGTTTGTCTGCTTCTGCTAAGAAGTCAAGACCTTTTAAAATATTATCATCTATAATGTCAAAGGTATATTGATTATCATTTTCATCTATAGCCACGATGCAATATATCTTTGTTGCATCTAAGTCGTCTGTTTCTATATCAAATACTAAATCCATGTGTCCTCCTCTAGAAAGGTAGTGTATCATCTGCACTAAAACTATTCAACATTTCTGTGTCTTCGTACTCAGATAATCTTCCTGTATCTTTATCATAAACTAATGCAGTAGCTAACCCTACATCCCCTGTGTAACGTGATTTAAGAACACGTAGTCTTGTTGTCCTTGCCTCTAGCTCATCGTCTGCCTGTTGATTTCTTTCTAAAGCTATGACTGAATCAGACAGTTGAGCAATAGCATTAGAACCTCTTAAGTGTGAAAGGCTAACGCTGACTCCGTTCTCATGCCCCTTGTCTCCCTGTACTCTACGTAAGTGAGACACAAGGATTATACCTGCCCCTGTTTCTTCTACTAAACTTCTAAGTCTAGTCATAATATTATCTATGGCTCTGCGTTCATCCCCTTCTGTCATAGAACTAACAAGCATATGTAAGTGGTCAATGATAATCCAACGGCAGTCACAACCAACAATAAGATAACGCAACTTAGAAAAGATATCTTCTATGTCGTTAGTACCAAA